GAATCAAAAACTTTCTCATCGCTTTTAAAAATGATGTTACAAGAATATCTAGGCTCTAAGCCTCCTCTGCCATCTGGAACGCCTTCAAAGTTACCGTTTGAGTCTACAGCGTCACAAAACCTACCAATCTTATAAAGCTCCCATTTATTGATATCGTCTAACTCGATATATCTGCCCAAACCATATCTAGTGTTTGTCAGTAGATCATATAAAATCCAAGCTGGATTGTCAGTCCAACCCGTTTGAAATTCCCCACCCCAATCACCTTTGTATATAGATTTACTTTCTTCCGAAGCATTTTCAAATTCAGCCACGGTATCGTAATATCTTTTATCTTTCTTTCTATGTGTTAGTTCTGTTGGAAAATAATTGTCTGGAATCTGAACTCGTTTTAATCTGACATCAAATGATCTTTGAGGTGCAGAAGAAAAACTTTTAGAATCTAATTTTGTCCCTATAATAGCAGAGAATGGATAACTTAAATTGACAGGGATAATCTCCGTGACCTTATAAAAAGTTAATTCTTTGGATATTAAAACGGAAAATGTTTCTGTTGATATTTTTGTTACTTTGACATACCTTTTTTCTGGAGAAGAATAAGAGTTGTTTGTTGAGTAGTCATTAACTCTTGGAAGTGGGAAAGGTGTAGATAAATCTGCGCTACCACTTAAATTTTGAACATCTCTAACGTGTTTATATTGTTCTGGACTATCTGTATTGCTAGGATTGCCTATATCAAGAAGGGTTGCTCCTTCTATGAGTGCCGCAATCCTATAGGTTTTTGTAAGCGTTGGTTGAATTAATCCATCAGGTAAAACCTTACCGACTTCAATCTCAACATTCATAATAGCTGGTAATTTATCCCCTACTTTAAAATCAGAGTCAGTTGTACCATACTGCTTCTCAACAGTATCAAAGAGGGAGTCTATTTGTAATGTAACAAAAACCTCAGATACATTTGGGTTGTTGACATAATAAGTAATTGGCGCAGCTTTTTCTTCTAGTAGATATTCTTTATTTTTTGCATTCCACGAAGAGAAATCTTTACTAACTTCAACACGTTGATTGTCATTACTACCTTCATTAATTGGTAAGCCATTTTTAAGGGTAATGTAACTTTCTGGACCATCATACCCAGCATTATCCATGCTTAAAGTATCTCTTTTATCGTTTGTATTTCTCTTGATTCTTTGGACCTGCCCAGAAGATTTAAAAGGTCCATAAACGTTTTTATTTACAACCTTGTCAATATGAACTTTATTAAAGAAACGAAACGGAGATTGATACTCTTCACCTTTTCTAGATTCAATTAAAACATTGTTGTAGTTATATTTGGAATCATCAGTATTATTTTTTACTTCAGCGACAGTTAATTTAGTAACTTTTTTTAAGTCCGACAATAAAGTTTTAATATCAAACTTGCTTGTTTTTACTCCTTTCTTTTTTTTCGGAGGGATATATAAACTATAATTATTTTTTACGAAAATAAATGAAGCCCCTAGTATATCTGCACTTTGGTCGAGGTTGCCATCGGCATCGCAAATCGGGATCAACAAATCAATATAATTTGAAGTTTTGAAGATTGGTGAGTATTTACCATTAGACTCAGTAGGGATGACACAAACCTCTTTTTTGTTATTGAATTTTACCGCTCCTATATTATTTAATACGTCTCTATCGGGGAAATAAACAGCCATATAACCGCTTCTAAAGTTTTTTTCAAAAAACCTTTTGTAAAGATCTTTAGCGTCAGCGTTTTTCCAATTATCAGAGCTAAAAGCTTTGTTCATTTTTTGCTCTATAAGACCTCTCATAAACGAGTTTTGATCTTCCCCACCTTCTGAAATTGGGCCATAACTATCCCAAGCTTTTAAAATTTTTTCAAAAAACGAAATTCCTGAAGTATCATATTTATATTGAACATCACCTATATCAGTATCGTTTGAATCATCGAACTTTTCAGCAAATAAAAAATCAGCGTGTCTAGCAAACCCCACCCTCTTATAACTTGTTTTATCAAAACTAGAATGATTATCACTATAGAAACCAACAAAAAAATCAGAATCGTCTATTGTAGCATTATTTCTAAACAATAAAGCGTATCTATAACGATAATATTTACTTTCCCCAACAAAAGTAAAATTGTTTTCAGAGGCTTGTGTGAAACTTTGTTTCTGCTGTCCAGCTCTAAATGGCAAATATTCCCCAACTAAATTTTGATAAGTGACCACAGTAGTAAAAAGCCGACTTCCTGCAAAAGATCCATCAGGATTATATCTACCCGCAGACTCAACAACGCTAGCCCCACCCCTATCTTTTACCTTTACATTTTGAAATGTTGTTATGTCTGTAGATACACTTCTTCCATCAGAAGCGGAAGATTGAGATTCTGGATCTTGATCAGATTCAACAGAGACAGAAACTGGAGTCCCATCTAAATAGACTCCTCTGGACAATTCGCTTTCATCCAAAAGATTACCTTTAGTATCCACCAAACCTTCAATCGGCCCATCTGATATTAAGTCTAAAGTCTCCATATAACTAAAAGAAGACCCAAATTGGAAATCTCCTATTTTGGGAGGCGACAGAACAGCAGGTTTAACTTTAGGTTTTTTCCCCGCCCCATAAAGCTTTTTCTTCCTAGATAAATGATTCATTTAAATATTAGGGTTGGAGATTTCATAATTTTCACCTTCAGATTCAATATACGCATTATGTTCCATAGCATCAATAGAACTAATTGTTTGAGGAAGCGACTTAAGTGATGACTGAATAACGCTTGAACCAACCTTTAACCTACCATATCCAATTGGAAGAGGTGAGCCTTGAGCAGCTAAGTTAATTTGACTACTGCTAAACATCAAAGATTTGCTATCTCCACCTACAACTGTTTCGCCCCCATCAATTGTACCCGGGTCCATTAATGCGTATTGTATAGTAGCTGCGACCAAAGAAACAGCAAGCATTTTAAGAAGAGGAATAAATGCGCCAGACCCAACAATAAATGGCACAAAATCTATTTCTTGAGGTTTTTTATTATTTAAAAACTCCTCTTTATTTAATCTTTTTTTGTTGACGATTAATTCGTAAGAAAAGCCTTGTTTTTGAAGATCTACAACAGTTTTTCTGAAGCCATCTCTGTTGGCATCAATAGCGCGAATAACATCTCTAGGCTTACCAATGTCCATTTTAAAGACTTGGCCATATTTCTGCGCTAAAATTCCATGTAATCTAATAGTTGTCATAGTCTTCCTTGAACCTGTTATGTATATTTACATCTGTTTCTAAATTTTGTGGCTGATAAAGATTAAATTTTTTAGTTTCAACGCTATATATTAAGAAGGGTATGCAACAGGTATTAGACATTTTAACATCAAACTCTGATGGTTCAGCGTCAGAATTGATGTGACTATGGTAAACAGCTACTAGATTATATTTATCCTTAAACAGTAAATAGTTCAAAGGATCAATCATAAAATGCTTCGACGGGTCTTCAGCAATATTTTTTTGAATTTGAACTATATAAGAATCTTTATCTGCATCAAAACCTAAAAAACCGCAAATCTCTATGAAGGAGTTAGATTCCGACTCATCCACTATCTGCTGTAAACTTTCTTTTAAATTCATATATTTTGAGATCCTAAAGCTTTGTAATCAAATCCATCTGTTCCGGGGAAACCTCCAAAAGGTAATTCAAATTGAGCATTTTGATTCGGAACAAATTCTTGAAACTTACCTTTTACATACTCTATAGTCCTTTTTTCAAAGTCCCCAGTAGCCCCAAATCCTGTTATATCGTAGTTATTATGAGACTCATCCTGAATAACAAGCTTATTAGAGCTTAATCCTGTTTGCATATCATACCAAAATACGAGCCTGTCTGACCCTGTTAAACTGCTTAAATAGCCAGTTGCTTCATCATAAGCTAAAGGAACATAGTCACAGTAAGTCTGAGTCGTTTTTTGTAAGTCATTATCAGTAAGATAATGTTCTAAATCTGATATAGAGTTAGTAGAGCCAACCCATGCGACCTCATCATCTGTCAACCTACCAGACCAAAGACAAGCTTGACCTATATCCCCTCCGAAGCAAATTTTTTCATCCAAATTATCCCTGTTATCAGAAAACAAAGATACTAAATCAACCCCAGCTGTACTAGTATTAGTCTTTATAGTAGATTTGCTAGAGAAGACAGTTTTTCCATATTGATCTTTTTGGGGATCAACTAAAACTTCCACTGTCGAATCAATATTTTTCCTTAAGACTACGCAATGAAATTTATCTTGAGATGCAATTTTTGTCTCTACTTTAGTTAATTTATTGTTTGTCCCGCCCTCTGCGATTGTAGCAAAATCTAGATAAGAGTTTTCATCATCTTCAACTCTCGATGAAAAATGCAAATTAGCCTTTACTAAGTTGGTATTGAAAGTCCCATCTTCATTTGGAGAAAATTCAAAACTAGTTCTAGGTAATTCATGAGTAGCGAAAACAACTGGGTTATACCAATCCCCATTGTCGTCTTGGTATTGAGATTGGCCACGAACCCAAATTGAAAATGTCCAAGAGTCCTTGCTAAAAGCTCCTGTAACATTAGGATCCTCCGTTACGAATGAGGCTGCGCTAGTTCTAGGTAGGTTTAAATAATCAGAAGTAGCCTCCTCTTCACCCACAAAACTCTTTACCAAACTTTTGCTAGAAAAACGTTTTTGACAGGCTTCTATTTTTTTATTACAGCCATCTTTTTGCCAGTACGTAGGATTACCTTCTGGATGCTGCCCCGTATTATCCTGTGAGCAAACATACCAAGTTTTGTGAAATATTGGATCACTGGTTTCTCTATCCCTATCTAGGATTATTGATTGATCTTCAATATAAGCAACATCCCCAACTTGATATCCACGGTCAGGTTGATAAAAAAACTGCCCATCATAAATATTATCAGACGTTAAAGTAATAACGTTGCTGTTTGCGTCAGTAAAAGCTTCTCCATCTTCCATCTCTACTGGCAAACCTTCATAGCGACAACCTAAACCTCTATACTGCCAATAACAATATTTAGCATTTACAGTCCTATGATTAACATCAAAATTATCTAAATCTAGGGGTAAATTAAGTTCAAACTCCACATAGGATTTGTTTTCTTGTACTTTTTGACCTATATAGTACTTTTCTTCTGAGATTTCAGAGTCAGAATTAGCTAGCCCAAAAGGGTTATCCCCATCAAAATTCGCATCGTCCAAGTGTTTTATGAAGACTTTTTTCCTAAATATTTTAGCGTTTTTAAAATCTTTATATTTACCCAAGAAATAGGTGACAATGCTATTATTATTGCTAACTTTAATCTTGGGCCTTGGCAAAGTTCCATCTCCAAATACTCCGAAACCTTCAGATTCTACAGGGATCGGTATATATTGCACACCTTGCCAAATAACATTGTCGCCAAAGACGGAACCTCCATGAAAACTTAAGAATATTGAGGGAGAATTTACTGTATCTGGATACAATTTGTATAGCTCTAAGATTGCAGTTGGTTGTAAATCCAACAAACTTCTTGCCACTTCGTTTTTTCCTTCAACCGCCATGTTTAATATTACACTTCTTTTAGTATTATAAACAAGAGAAATGATAATTAAACAACTAATTGATAAGTCTGAAGCTTGGGAAGACTTTAGGGATTTCTGTTTGAAGTCCAAGCCTTATAAAGCTTTTTCTATTGGATCTAGGCATATGAGGGTAAACTCTGTAAGAAGATATTTTGACCAATTTTGCCAAGATTGCGATATTTACTATTGCAAAAATATAGGTTATGTTTTTTTAAAGGAATGTAAAGTTTACAACCATATACAGTTTTTATTTAGTAGTCAGATTAGGTCTAGTTTAGCTGCAATAGAAGCTTTCCACTCAATATTAGATTACGTCCATCAAAAGAATGGAAAGTACTTCAAATCGGAAGTCAGACGTGTATTTAAAGTTAATTCTTATAAAAAATGGATTGATAGATACGACAAAAGAGCTATAATATTAAATAATGAGGACGAGACCGTCCTATGGTATAATAAACAAAAAATGGAAAAAACCCTTAAAGTTATAGGAACAAATGACGTTAGTCAGCACCTACAAGATAAAATCGTTAAGTACGAGATTATTAATGTAGAATCTGGAATAAACGCCTGTGTGACTCAAGTTTCTATTGATGACCAAAAATATCTTTTTGATTGCAAACGTATCTCACTAAGAGAAGGAAAAGGCATTATTCAAGGTATGATTTCTGACGATAAGACATTTGTAGCGAACATAGTTTTAGAATTTAACCCATAAAATGAACCAAGAATTAGTAAAATATCGTGTTTACGATAAAAAAGGAGAATATCACCATTCTTACACATCTAAGAATGATGCGATTAATTGCGCCAAATATGTTTCTGGCTCTGTAAAAAGTGTAAAAGATGACGAAGAGAAAGAAGTTTTTAATGCTAAAAAATTAAAAAAATGATATCTCTAGTCAAATCTGTCTTAAAAAGCGTTGAACTGTACCTGATGCTCAGGAATAAGTTAGCTTTTTTCGAAATCAAAAACCAACACAGAAAAATAAAAAATGAACTCATTAATGAAATTGAAGAATTACGCGCTGCTGGTGATAGTAACTCCTCTGATCGGGCTGACCTCTTGCGGAAACGGCTCAAGTCCGAAAACAACGACTTTGAACATATATCAACCGTCTTCCTTGAAGCTAAAGGCGGGGACTCCAGTTCAGACTCAGGAGGGCATATACACTCCCCTGACTGATGAAGTTTGGCATTCTGACGCTAGATACAGAAAATTAGAAAGAGAACTTTTCGATTAAACAAAAAAAAACGGCATCCATAACGGATGCCGTTTTTATTTATGTGTAGATCTTTATTACCTTCTTTTTCGCTGTAAAAGAAGTAGTAATCCCAGTCCTCCGAGTAAGCTTGAGCTGAGTTCTGGTATAGGTTTTAACTCAACAGAGTTACCAATGATAAGTTCTTGTGGGATAACCTCATCAAAAACAAAGTTGTCCATTCCAAAACAGAATGCTGACCATTCACCTTGGACGTACTCACCCGTTGTCCATTGCGATAAATCGCGGATAACAACTTTGTCAACATTATCAAAAGAAGAGGGAAGAAAGACATCTTGGTATTCGCCTCCCCAATCTTCACTTGGTAATTTAAACTCTTCAGTAACTATTGCCCCATCTAACCATCCTTGGATAGCAATGATTTCGTCTCCAGTTGCTGCTCCTCCGCCGATTTCAGTGTTAGATGTCAAATGGAAGAACTGAAGATCGAATGGGGTGTTTCCCTCTCGGTAAATCTCAATAGATGAAATTGCGCTCCAATGGCCATGAATTACATCATCTCCAGCACCGTAGTAATTTCCTACAGTTTGAAAGCTCCAATCTTCATTAGGGGACAAATAGTCTAGGATGACATCTCCTTCTTGATAGCTCATCACGCCATCGTTATAAGATTGTGCATCAGTGATGACGATTTCTCCATTTTCAAGATTTGCGGTTCCTCCAGTAAAGGTGACAATAGCCGCCTTAGCAAAAGAAGTTGCGAATAATAGTGATAGTATCAGTGGTATTAGTTTGTTCATTTTTTTACTTTTTTAAGTAGATAGTTTTTAAATTTGGTTAAGTTTCCAGTCACTTTTCCAAGCATCTTCCCTAACTTACTTTCTTCTGGCACAATACAAGCAAGTGTCCCAATAAGGCCCATGACAGAAACAACGAACTCTGGCATGGAGGACATATACGGGGCTAAAATTTTATCAAATATTTCTTCCATTACTCATTGCCTAAAGGCGTTACAGGTTTGTCTTTTTCTAATTCTTCTTTAGTTTTGGGAAGAATTCCCTTTTCTTCTAGTTCCTTCTTCTTTTCAGCTGCTTCTTTGAACCTAGCTGACTGTTCTTCGTTAGAAAGCTCTTCATCTCCACCCTCGCCTTCAGAGGATGGACCAGTTCCTTCGATGTCTCCAAAGCCTTCTTCAGCATACCTAATGACACTTTTAAATGACGAGAATCCAAGAGCTGACTCTGTAAACTGATTAAATTTGGAGAATACTCCATATTCTTGTTCGCTAACAACTGCTATTTCGATACCCTCTGCTTTAACGGTTTTAGCTTGGAAGTAGGCTCCGCTACCTATAGACATAACACCAGCAGTACCAATCGCTGCAACTTTTTGACTAGCTTCTTGGAAGAATGTTGCTGTTGCCGCAGTTATACTTGGGCTTGTTGCTGCCGCTGCTGTTTGAGTTGTAGCTGCTACAGCACCAGCTCCTGCCACAGTTTTCGTGGCCTTTTTAATTAATTCTTTATTATTCTCAGCTATTTCTGAAAGCTTGTCTAGAGTAGAAGTATCTGGAGTTTCCGCTTTAATTTCTTGCGTTTTTACTTCTTCTGCTTTTTCAGTTTCCTCTACAACTGTATCCTCGACTTCTTCATCTTCTACTTCAGAGCCGCACTCCTCACAAACACATTTTTGACTCTCTAAATGCTTTATTCTTTGCAGTAAAGCCCAAGCAGTCTCTCTTGTATGCCTATCTAGATCAGAAATGACATCGCTATCTTCTGGGTTACAGTATTTTAAGGCAAAAGCTGTAGCTTCTTCCAGTTCTTTATTTTTTTTCCCCATTTGATTTTTATTACACGTAAATCGTAATTTTTGAAATATTTTAATAAAAATTAAAATAAATTGTGTAATTAAACTCATGGATCACTGGACAGTTATCTCATCTGTAATATCAGCGTTATTTGGTGGGGCTTTATGGAATTATATGGGCAAGAGGCTAAGTGCTGAACAGCAAATAAAAAAATTAGATTACCAAACAGAAGGAGTCCTGCTTGATAACCTAATTGAAAGAGTAAGCAAATTAGAGACTTTACTTACCGCCTCTTCAGAAGAAAAAGAGGCTATGAGAGTTCAAATTAGTGAATTAACCGTCCAAGTAACAGAATTAAAAGTTGAAATCAAATTCTTGAGAGAAGAGAACTCAAGGCTTAGAGAACAAAATCAAAGTATATAAACATTATAAGAAGGTTGATTACCCTCTTGAAACGTGTTTTTATAAATGTGGAAGTTGAAATCGCCATCATTCTCAGCCAACTTTTTCAAGAACTCAGGGGTGAACTTGACGCAACCAGACAGGTAAGAATCGCCCTTCTTACTTTTCTTGATCCAGCAGCCTCCAACTTTTTTCTCAGACCACTCACTGAAAGAGTCCCTCTGCTGCTGTGAGGAAATCTGATTTGTGCTTGGATGGAACGCGTTGGTATTGACGTTTGAACCTTCTATAATTTCTTCTTGATGTCGAATCTTCATTGATTAATGATAATGCTTTTCTGATTTTTTTGCAAGTTTTTCCGCTCATAATTTTGCTATGTAAGTTTCTGCGCCTTTTATAAAGCCGAGTTTTCGGTAAAGATTTTTCACTTTGTCTTTTTTAGGAGACTTCTCTGAGATGCCCATGAGTATATTTTCGTAGCCACTTTCTCTAGCAAATTTAACTGCTGTAGCTAAAAGTTTATAACCTACTCTTGGGTTAGCTGACAACCAAATATATTCAGAAAACATCTCAACCCCATGTTTAGGGCTTTTCTCTTTAAGAAAGATGATTCCAGCGTCATACTTGTTATCTTCATTTAAATTAGCCCAAACAAAAACATTAAAAACTAGCATTCTGTCATGGCCAAAAGCTTTTTTTAGTGTATCTGTATTATTAGGTAAAAGATGGTAATAGTTATTAGCCTCCTCATTGAGGCTCAGATAGTCAGAGACATCATCTACAGCCTTACAAAATTCATCTGCGGTGACTATCCTTTTGATCATTTATGGACAAGAGCAATTAGCTTACGGACTTCTTTAGTTGGGATATCTTTCCAAGATTTCCATTTCGCAACATCTTCATTTTTGTAAATCTCATTCTTCCAGAAAACCTTCAACATCTCGATGAAGTCATCAAAAGATGATACACCCTTTTTAGATAGAAGAGTCTTTTGTAGCAGCCCAATAGGTGTAGTAGCCGCAATCTCTACAGAATCTATAGAGACACTGTTGTTTGCGCCTTTAGACTTGTCAATCTCATCAGCGCCCACGATATGAATATTTAGGAAGTTTCGAACACATCGAACGAAAGCTCTATTACACGCGATTGTTTCCAGAAATTTAGAAGCAAAAGAGTCTGTATTATCTAGAGTCGCATTAGCTACATCCTGATAAATCACACGCTCACTACCGCTTTCATAGTTAGGTGACCAAATAATCTCGCAAGAGGCGATCACATAGCTTTCTGAAATACTCTCAGTCTTAAATGACACGCTTTCAAAACCTCTAAG